AGATGTGCAGCACGCGCTCGGCCGGTACGCGCTGCGAGTAGAAGGTCGTGGTCTGCAGCCGGATGCCGCCCGGGTGAGACGTGAACAACCAGTACGCCACGCGGCGACCGAACCGATCGAACTCCACGCCGTTGACGATCGGCCCGCCGCCGGGGCCGACGATGCCGTTCTGGTTGTGGTCGATGTAGTCGGGCTCGAGCACCTGCAAGCGCATCGGGATCGACAAGCCATCGACGGTGGCCGCGGGCTGGCGCACGAGCACCACCTCGCCCGACTCGACGAGGCACTCCATCGCGAGCCGCTGCAGCCCGTAGAAGTTGAGCCGGCCGTCGAAGTCACACGCCGTCGAGCTCGCCCAGGCGTTCCAGATCGCGAGCGCCTGCTCGCTCCGCGCGCGCGAGCGATCGCCCGGCTTGGGCAGGATCCCCCAGCCGATCGTGTTGTTCACGATCGTCTGCACGCCGCGCCGCGCCCAGCCGTTGTTGCGCCGCAGGTCGCGCGACAGCTCGCGCAGCGCGCCGATCGCAGGGCCGTTGGCCACGTTGGCGTCGCTGATCGTGCGGTACCAGTTCGACGTGCGCCGGCTGCCCTGCGCGGCCTCGTAGTGGCGCGCCATCAGCTGCGTCTGTGCACGCGCGCGTACGCGGCGCAGCCCCCAGTCCGGCGCGATGCCCATCAGCAGCCGGTCCCACCACGACACGCCGAGCTCGGCCTCAGCCACGGCCGCACCGCGTGTCGAAGCCCTTGGAGAATGCGAACCGGCGGAACTTCGGCGCGGCGTTCACCGAGCGATCCATCTCGGAGAGCAGCGCTCGGAGCTCACCGAGCTGCGCCTGGCCGTAGGTGATCGAGCGCTCGGGCGGCCCGGCGTAGGTGACCGTGACTACGCGTTTGCCCGCGGCGAGCGCGACGATCGCGGCTCGCACCTGGTCGGCGTCTGCTTGCGTCCATGCCATCGAGGACGTGCAGGATCACGGCGCTCGATGGCTGTCAACGTCGGCGCCCGAACCATCCGCCGCCCCCGCCGCGCGCGGGCCGGTCGCGGTTCCAGAAGCTCGGCCGCGCGCCCGCCGCCGGCGCGTGCAGAGAGGGCACCGCCGCCGGCTCGACCGGCGCGGCAGCGCTCGACGGCGAGCTCGTGGCCGCCGCCGGCGCCGCCCGCGCTGGACGGTTCGCGGGCGCGAGCCGATCGATCCCCAGCACCGCCGCCGCGGCGCGCGCGAGGATGCGCGCGTCGAGGTAGTGGTTCTCGCGGTTCGGCAGCACCTGCCACTCGAGCCGGGCGCGCCCGGTGCGCCGGTTCGCGATCGTCACCAGATGCTCGGCGGTGAGCTGCTTGAAGAACGCCTCGCCGTGCTCGGGGAAGTGGCAGTAGCCCGCCGGCGGGTCGCCGTCACCGAGCCCGAGCCTGAGCCAGCCGTAGAGCTCGCCCTTGGCCACGTCGACGCCGATCGGCCAGACCTTGTAGCCGCGCGACATGCGCCGGCCGCGGATCGTGACGTCGACCGGCGACGGCGCGCCGACCAGCATCCGCGCGCCCGACATGCCCTTGGTCGCGATCACGCGCGACATCGGGTGACGACGCGCCCAGCCGTACACCATCTGCGTGTTGTAGCCGCTGTCCACCGCGAGCATGGCGATCGGCGTCTCGCGCCCGTCGGCGCCGGCGAACGTCCGATCGAGCAGCGCATCGAGCTGGTCCCACGTCGCCTCGAGCGCGGTGTCGCCGTACAGCTCGCCGGCCTCGATCGACCAGCTCTCCTTGTTCGGCGCCCAGCCGACCACCTCGTAGACCAGCCGGTCTTTCTGGACGTCGACGCCCGCGGTGAGCACGACCGCGCCCGCCGGCACCGAGCCGATCGCGTACGCCTCGCGGCGCTGGTAGAGCCGCTCCCAGTCCGGCGCCTCGCCGCGGTCGTGCCACGTCTCGCCGAGGACCGTGTTCACGAACGTCTTGAGCTTCTCGACGCCGAGCCGCTTCGCCTCGAGAAACTCCGCCGCGATCTGCGCCCAACTCGCGTTGGGCGACAGCGAGTACGCCGCCCAGATGTGAAACGAGGCGTGGCCGGCGAACTCGCCCTCGGCCCGCCACTCGCCCGCCTCGAGCATGGCGCGCTTGCTCGTCTCCTCGATCACGCATCCGTTCGCCGAGCACTCGAAGCACGCGAGCTCGGGCTGCCCCTCGGGCCAGCGCATCCGGTGCCCCCGCGCGTCCTTGCGGTTGAACGCGAGGAAGTCCATGTGGCCGCACTGCGAGCACGGCACGTAGTAGCGGCGCCGGTCGCCAGCCTCGAACATCTCCTCGATCCGGCTCGCGCCGGCGGTGAGCGGCGTCGACCCGGCGACGATCTTGCGGTTCCAGTAGTACTCCGCGCGGCGCTCACCGAGCTTGATCGGGTCGCCCTCGGTGCCCGCGCTCGGCGGGTAGCCGTCGACCTCGTCGAAGATCACCACACGCCGCGACACGCGGCGGAACCCGCGCCCGCTGTTCGCGCCGACCATCGACAGCACGCCGCCGGGAAACGTCTTGTGCAGGATCGTCTGCGCGCTGGTCTTGGTGCTCACCTCCGACACCAGCCCCGCGAGCGCCTCGACGTCGCGCAGCATCGGCGCGATCTCCTCCTTGCTGTAGCCCTCGGCGTCCTCCACCGTCGGCTGCACCACGAGGATCGGGCACGGGTCCTGGCACATGAAGTACGCGATCGCCGCGTTGACGCACTTCGTGTACCCGACGCGCGCCGATTTCTGAACGCTCACGCGCTCGATCGCCGGATCGGTGATCGCATCCAGGATGCCGCGCTGGTACGGCAAGGTCCGCCAGCGGCCCGGCTCGGCCGCGCTCTCGGCCGACAGCCGGAAGTGCTGATCCGCCCACGCCGACAGCGACAGCTTGGGTGGCGGACGGAGCGTCTGCTCGGCGCCGTCTAGGCGCGGGCGAGCGATGCCGCTACTCGTCGCCGACGCCATTGCCTTCCAGGCCGAGACGGCTGGCCAGCTCCTCGAGCGCCTCTCGGATCGCGTCCTCGATCACCGGCACCATCTCGTCGGCAATGTGGGGCAGACGCTGCGCAGCCCGCGCCGGCACCCCAAGTACGCGTGTGCGAACACGTGCGTACCGAGCCTCAACTTCCGCGCGTATCTCGGCGACCTCCACCAGCTCGCCTTTGCGCTCCGCGAGCTCGAGCTGGACCAACTCGGCCTGTGCCTCCTCGCGGAGTGCCGCAGCCGCTTCCCGCCGCGCACGGCTCACCAGGTAGTCGGGCACGTCGAGCGCCTCTGTCGACGTCGCCGGCGAGGTGAGAGGCTTGTCCACGCGCGGGCGTGTGTTCTGCTCCCACTCGCGATCCGCGAGCTCGGGGTCGCCGATCTTGGGCACGCCGCGCTCATCGCGCACCACGCTCTCCGTTAACCGGCCGGTCGAAACCGCCTTGCTAACCGCAACCGACGACACGCCCCGCCGCTTGGCGTACGCGGCCAGAGACATCAGGTTATTGGCATCGTTCATGCCCTAACCCACGATCACATCAGGAAAATCCGGTCAACGCGAACCGCGAACCTATTTTGAAAAATCGATCAACTAGTGCTCCCCCGCGCCGTTCCTTACCCGCTTGGCCCACACCGTCGGAAGAACCTACCTCACCCGGGGTGGTGTGGGGCAGCGCTCGAGCCGCTCGGTCTTCAAGATCACCGTCCGCGCTTGATCGTTAAGGCCACGTCGCGATCCCAATCAAAAGAGCCATCAATCTGCAGGATCTCTTCGTTCGCGCGTCGGATCGCGACCGCGAGCGTAAGAGTCATGTCTTCGAGCCTGATCGGATGTCCGATCAGTCCCTGAGCGTGGCGGATCTCGATGGTCACGTACTGGATCCCGTGGTCATTCTCCGTCCGCAGAATGACGCGGTAGCGAGGTTCGAGCATGGCACTCGGCATGCGATCACGATCCCACAGGATCCCGTCGATGTGGCATGCTTCGATACGTATGCGCGACCATCTACTACAAGGCCACGCACCTGGTCAGTCATGCCCACAGTGCGATGCGCCGCGCTTCCCGCAATGGTGTTTGCGACAGGGTTGCGTGGGCATGGTCCACTCCGACGGTGGGGAGGCCTTTCTGCGCGCGGGCGAAGTAGGGAACGTGCACCGTACCAAGTGCGATACGTGCGGGCTACCGCCTGCGCCTACTCCCCAACCCTGAGCGCCCCGTTGGAGGTGGAGGCGCATATCGGCGGTCTGGCGCGCCGGCAGCACGACTAGGATCGCGACGATGCCGAGCGCATCACTTCCTCACCTCGATCGGCAGCACGCGCACGAACGTCGCCGCGAACGAAGCCCCACCGCGGTCAGCCACGCCCTGCGCCTCGCCCTTGTGTAGCAGCGCATCGACGGGACGCGATCCGCGCAGCTCCTCGATCGGCAGGCGCGCCTTGCCCTTGCGCCGGAAGATGCCGACGTGGCCAGACTTCAGGGTGGCCACGAACGCGCCCTTGAGCAGCGTGCGCTTGCCGCGGTTGACCTCGACGCTCACGCCCTGCTTGGTCTGCCGGTACGGGTAGGCGACGAGCGGCACCGGTTCGCCGGATACGTTCACCGCCCACGACATGCCGGCGATGTCCGAGCCGCTGGCGCGCCGCAGCGTGATCGCGCGGGCGACGTACTTCGCCCCGATCCGCTTGCGCGCGCTGATGCGCTTGCGGGCCTCGGATTTCATGTCGCGCAGCGCGGTCGCGCCGGCCTTGCGAAGCGAGCGCACCACGGCGCGCTTGACGGGACCGGGCTGCAGCGCGGCGATGCCGGCCTTGTTCCAGGTGGCGGTGACGGCGATGCTCATCGCCGCGCGCCGATCCCGGTTCGCTCGGCCTCCGCACGGCACAGCGCCTCGTACGCTTCCACGTGCGGGTTCTGGCACACCATGCGATCGCTGTCGATGTCGCGCTCGATCCGGTCGAGCAGCTTGAGCAGAACCTCATCGGCTCGACGCGAGAGCGCCCAGGGGTCGGCCGTGTTGGCGGAATCGGCTGGCTTGTTGGTGTCGTCCATGTCGGCATGGCGATCACGGTGATCTGCACCGGTCAAGTCGCGCTCGCGGCCTGAACTCGCGCCACGGTGGGATCGCGCTCTCCGAAAACGACAACGGCCCCGAGCCGAAGCCCGGAGCCGCGCGGCGATCAGCCGAGGTTGCTCAGACGGTCGGCGTGGCCGGCGCGCCCGAGCTGCCCGGGGCCGGCGCGGACGTCGGCGCCGGCTGCGCGGTCCCGGCCGCCTTGTCGAGCTCGGCTTGGAGCGCGGCGTTCTGCGCGGCGACGTTCTGCGCGTCCGCCTGCAGCGAGGTCAGCGTGGCCTGCACGCTCGAGTTGAGCTCGTCGATGTCGGCCTGGCTGAC